AGACGGCGATCGTCGTCACTTTCATGAAGTCGATGGCGTTTGGATTCTGGTTGAGAACGAGCGAGCCCGCCGTGTTGAGCGGGTCGAAAACCGAGAACGCGATCGGCAGGTCGGCGATCTTGTCGAAATCGAGCGGTTCAGATGGCGGTAGCTTTTCCGAGACCAGCGCGACCGACGCGATGCCGTAGACCCGGGAAAGCGACTTGACGTTGAAAATAACCTCGTCGAAACCGTCCTCCTCCCATTGCTGGACGAACCGCTCCCGGACGTCGTCCTCCGGACTGTCGGGAATACTGATCTCGCGCTTCTGGCACTGCGCCATGATGATCGGCAGTTCGGCCAACTTCGCGCCGAGCGGATGCGCCAAAAATATGCTTTTGCAAAGGGCGTAACTGGGCTGTTCGCCGGGGACAATGTCTTCGGCCTCGAGCAGTTCAGTTAAGGCGTTTCCGAGGCTTGAGCCGACCGTGATCTCTGCCAACGCCGTCCCCTCCGAGCGATTCCCGCCGGACAGCACCTTAGCCGATCTTCGCGCGGGGTTCATCCCCTGCGGGCCGATCAGATTTTGTCACTGCGCGAACATTTCGGTCTGCGCTGTCACGGCATGACCTTTTGCGTTCACATCATAGTGCTCAAACGGAATGAAAGTATATGCCTTGCGGATTGCCCACCGCTGGAACTCAGACAGCGTGCGGCGATCAAGCCGCCCGTTGTGACCGCCAAGCGGCAGCGTGCGGTTGCGATCGCCATAGACCATCGGGTAGGGCCGGATAGTTGCCTTCCAGCATGTCGCGTCTGACGTGCTTGGTGAACACGATAGCATCGCCCCGGTCGCGGTGGTGGCGAGCAATCTTCATCAGTGCCAGATTCGGCAGCTTGCCGTCGATTTGGGTGAGGCGGATCATCGCGGTCAGGTAGACCAGCCCTAGCCCCGCCGCGGCGGCGGTGCTGGCATTCCCATCACTAACGGTCCGCGCGGCGGCTGCTTCTCGGCCGGTCTCGGCTTCACCGAATCGACGCCCTCGGCGAACGCCTTCTTCATGTCGGCTCTGAGTCTGAGAACCGGGATGATATCGCCTTGGAGCGCATCCGACATTAGACCACCGGCGACGCGGGCAACCGACATGAAAAGCAAACTCGGCGGGATGCCCGGTCCCGAGACCAGGAGACCGCGCAGTACGATCCCGATGACCTGTTGCACCTGCGGGTCGAGCATCGCCTTGACCTTGTCCATCGGCGCGTCGTTGCCTTCCGGGACTGGTTCGGCGAGCGCCTCGCGGAGCTTGTTGACTTTGCCTTCGATCGCGGGACCGCCGAGCTGACCGTTGGCGCGTTGGTCAAAATCGGCGATTGAATCGCGTGGCTTTTCGTCTTCCGTCATAGGAGTTCTTCTTTTGCTGTAAGCATCGCCTTTATGGCCTGAATTTTTGTTTCATCCCTTATATGGCATTCTAGTCGCTGAATTTCTTCTGCTGCGGCTGCGATTAAGCCTTGCGCGGCTTCCGCCCATAAATCTCGCCAATTAGGGATATTTTCGTTTTTAAGCGGCATATTCTGAAACGTTTGAAGACGCATCAGTAAGTTCGGATGGAATCGAAATTCGTTCATCGTCGCCTCTCCTTAATAAAACAGCTTAAACCATAGATGAAAAACCAAGGCCAAAGAGAAATTCCTAAAAACGAATCTATAATTCCTTCGTGCCAACTTTTGCGGAAATGCGAAAATCTCTTGGTGATAAGGTCCATCGTTTGTAGAAATAAACCTATAAGCAAATATAAAGTTAACGCAATTAGTTCGAGATCGTCGCTCATCGTCGTTCTCTCTGTTTAGCGCCAGCAAAGTGAGCGATGCGCCACCATCGTAACGGCAGGCTGGACGCGCGTGGCACCGGCAATGTGTCCGATTTGCATTTCAGAACCCTTTCGCGTTGTTTATAGACGCCAAAGTAGCGCATAGATAGGAATCATTGCTACAGCGATACCGAGCACGATCCACCATTCCACCGGCATCTCAGAATCCCTTTGCGTTACCAAGGGCAATCGCCACGCCATAACAGAAGCAGTCAAAGCAAGTCGTCGGACCGAGTCGGCGTCTTGTCGCCTACTCGGAAGCCAACGACTTCCCCTAAGAGATGATTCCTGGTTGTGCCTTTGTAAATCGTCGTTTTGTCATAGGCGTGGCGGCTGATCTTGACGAAGCCGCGATAGACGTATCCAGAGACAGAGATTGCGCGCTCGTCCTTGCCTAGAGCTGTCAGCTTAGAATCGATCGCATGCGCTGGCCAGCCGCGCCGCATGGCCTGTTGAATCAGGACCATGCCCGTCGCTTTATCCTCGATCATTGAACCGAGAGAGCCCATGCGAGCATGGCAAGTTTGCGCGAAATGTTGCAGATGCTGGAAGACAGTCGGGAGCCAAGTCTCCAATAGCGCGCCTTCGATCTGCTGAATATCCCAATCGAGGATGATGAGATTGTATTGCGGGCCAACAACGCCTTCAGCGGAGACCGACCGAATAACGTTTCGGAGGAGCGCGTAATAGACCACCGCCGTTCCATCGTTTTCCTTCCCGGTCTTTACGGCCGTGTCGATAACGGCGAACACAGCTTCGCAGCGAACGGGATAATCTACGGGCTGACCATTCACAAGCAAGCTGTCGCGCGTGAAAAAAGCCGACCCTGACCAATCCACAAATTCAGCAAGAAATTCTTGCTCATAAACGAGCGGGAGATTGTCTCGTTGTAATGCCTCGACCTCGGCGCGGGGAAGATACGGATTTGATCGCGTCGGGGCATGAAATTGAACAAAGCCGTATCTCGCCTCATTGCATAGCGCAAACAACATGTTGTCAGGATCGATGCCGTTTGTGTTCGACATCATCAGCGCGCGGCCGCCGTAATCGAGAAGCGTCGGTTTGATCGATTTCGTCCAGATGTCGATCGACTTCGGCTTGGTGAATGCGATTTCGTCGCCGATGACGCGATGGTATTTCCGGGACCGGCCGGCGTTCTCGTCCTCCATCGACCAGAACTCGACGCGGCCTCCGGTGATGGTCTCGATCATGCCGTGGGTCTTGTCGGATCGTTTCTTGATCGGATCCAGCGCCTCGACGATGACGTTGTAGCTCTCGGAGAGCCGCTTGTTCTCCGGGGCGAACCAGCCGACCCGCAGGCCGTGCGCGGCATCATCGCTGGCGACCGTCTCGCCGACGACGTTCTTGCCCCATCGCCGACCACAGCGGGCGACCACGAACCGGCACTGCGACATCAGCCAGCGAAGTTTCGCTTGGGCCGGGAAGAACGTCGGGAGATTGACGACCGCCGTCTCGGAGTTCTGCGGCGGCAGATCGAGAAGTGTGGCGTCGGACATCGTCTATTACGATCCTACTTTTTGGGTAGTGTTGTCCCAAATGAAACGGTCGGCCGGGAAATCGCAGCAGTCATTGGCAGGCAAGCCGGCGCCTTGTCGCCGTCATCCCAAGCGAGGCCGCACCGTTCGCACTCCCAACCTGCCCAACCTGTGGCGAGCTGCTGGGCGACGCAGACGATGGCAGGTTTCTCTTCACTCATACGCGATTGCCCATCCGTAGATCTCTTGCGCGGCATTCTGATAGGCGGCAGCGCGAGCCTTGGCAGCACCATAATCTGCGCCAGGGAACTGCTCTGACTTCTCCTGTTTCTGACTCAGCCAATCGCCGGCGCGGTAAAAAGCTAGTCGGGTCGCGGCGTCGGCGATCTTGGCTTCTCGCTCAGAAAGGTTTTCAAGGCGTATTGTCATGTTTTGCTCTCCGCCTTTCGACGCCACCAGGTTCGCTCCGAAATACCTTGGGCAACCCACGGCTTGCGTTGCGTGATCGTTTCCTGTTCGCTTCCGCGCCGCGGACGGCCACCAGTTCCCTTTGGCGGACCTTTCCATTTCTTTGGCGGCTTGGACGTTATGCCAGTCAAGATCTTCACCGCCGTAATAGTGGCCTTGGCTACTCCGATCATACCGCCAGAATGCTTCGTTGGTTTGTTCGGCGTTCCCATGAATTTGGGGCACGGCCCGATGCGATGCCGTTCGCCGCACGTCCTGCATTTCACTGCGTCCATGACATACTTAAAGGCATACTTTTGGCACGGTGTCTAGCTCGCCGCGGCTCTCGGCGGCGGCAACGGCACTGATTCTTCGCCTTCTGGCGGATCATCCTCGGCCGTGATCACCGTCAGCGCCGGCAACGCCGCGCCCTCTAGCTCCACTGAAGGCTTAAAATCATTAGGCATTCCGCCTTCCACCTTGATCTTCGTCACCACGGTCGCCCCGACGACAACGGCCGAATAGCGGGGATCCTGGAACGGTGCCAACGCCTTGGCGGCATCGACCGCCAGCGCGGCGTACTTGTCGAATTTCGCGTCGTCCGGCTTCCGACCCGGCGGCGGCACGGTCATCCCCGGAGGGAGCGGCTGAGACACCGCCGCCATCCCCGCGAACAATTCCATGAAGTTTTCCAATACCTTCTTGGCCCGCCTCGAATCCGGCATGCCCTTGCGTTCCAAGGCCTCGATCGCCGCGTCCTTCGCCACCGCCGCGGCCGCCGCCTCCCGGGCAACCCGCTTTAATCTCTCGATCTCGAGCGTCTTCTTGTTCTTGATGCCGGGCTTGCGGCCGCCTTTGCCCTTGGGTGGCCCGCGTTTTTTCTGCGGACGCCCGTCTTTCGTTAATTTGATGGGAGGTGGCTCACTACCGGCAATGTTGGTTCCGCCTTCCAGCGGCGTTTTCTGCGCGATTACGGGGGGTTCTGGTGGCGATGGGAGATCGTCTGACATGCCTTGAAAATAGTTTATGAAACTTAATTTTGGAAACTTTTTTGTTAAACCATTGATTTCATATATACTTATCCGGTTTACAGCTTGTGGTTCGTGGGTTAGCAACAGTTGCATGAGATGCTGATCTTTGCCGCTGCGAAGATCGTAAACGCCGATGCGGCTGAAATCGGCGCTGAGGCGGCGGTTGATGGCGAGCAGCTCCTCGGCGTGATCGCGG